GCTTTATGTGCAGGTCGGATTCCCGATTTTTATGTACGCTGCCGTTTCCCTCCTGGTGGCACCGGTAATGACAGAGGGAAACCCATAAGCCTAAACGCTTTGACTTGTCCCGGAATGGGCCGCCAAATGCCTCGTGGCGGTTGAGAGGGTCATAATATCCATTCGCATAGCAGATAAAGCAGCTTTCATCGGCTTCGTCCTGTATGATGCTTGGCGCATAGCCGTTCCGGTCAAGCTTTGCTCCGTATTCGTTAACCACTATGCCACTCTCTTTCTATCTGCGCGTCCATTATCCTGATTTGCAGTTTATAACTGTTGATTGCCTCCATTGCAGACTTATATACCACCTCGGCGCAATCACGTTGAAATCTCAGTTTTGCAATATCAGATTTTCCTTTGCAGATGTCGGAAATGATAGTTACTGGAGTGCCGTTTGCACGCTCTTCCAGAATTGCCTTAGACAGCGCCATTCTATAATTGCTTTCGGCCTCGGCATAAGCCTGTCCGCGTTTTCCAAGCTGACGGATTGCGGCATCAAGTAAAGCGGTCTTTTCGCCTACCGCGTTAATTAAGTCATTCATTAGTGCCTCCCTGCCAGACAAATACACGTTTGCGGTCTTTATCCTTATTGGCAAGCCTCCAAATAGCAAGCCCCGAAATTTTTCTGTCATCTGTATAGGCTATTTTTGTTACTTCGAATTTATCGTAAGTTGTAGCCTTACCATTTTTAGATACAATGGAAATTTCAGAGGACGTAATCCAAATAAATGGAGCCGTGTAAAGTTCCCGGCCAATGCCCCAATTTACACAAGCCCGCTTAAAGCTGTCAGAGGCTTCGCCTTTTTCTTTTTCAGCTTGACTTTCCGCACCCGCGTCGTCCTTCCATACCCATTCACCATCAATCTTGATACCAACAGAGCAGAATAAATTTCCCTTGCATTCATAATGCCTGCGCTGCCAGTTTCCCGGGCCGATTCCAGGAGTAGTGTCTAAGATATTCATATCGACACGGGCGTCTTTATATAGAAGCAGGGAACAGCCGGATTCCTTAACTTGAGCTACTCTCACGTCAATTTCATCAGCTTTCAGCAGTCTGAATTCCATTTGCTACCTCCAATTTTCTGACCGGGCAGTTCCACCCGATGGAATCTCTAGGGCTGACTATTTCCTCATGGGTAAGACCACATTCAAAATGCCGTTTCATATTCATAAAGCTGCGATTGCACCATTCACAGCACTCGATACCGTCCTTGAATGTAATTTCTATAGGTACGGTATATCTGGTAAACTCAACGATATTCTTGGTAGGCATAATATACCTCCTTCAGCCACTCCAGGGCCTCGTATTCCGGGCTTTTATCCGTTTCCGGTTCCTCGTTATCGGTATCATACAGGTACTCAAATTCCGCGCGGGAGAGGCCGTTATCATTGCTTCTGTTCATTTTTCAGCCTCTCACATTCCCGGAACCAATAGTCGCCGGCTATCTTTTGGTTTTCGACTTCTTTTTCCAGTTCAAAACATCTTTTCATTAGACAGATCATTAACTCTTTATCGTCCATTTGACAAACCTCCTGTTTTGGTTTAAAATATACTCAGTTGTTTTTCGTTTGCCGCTCTTCGTGATGCCAGTCGCGAGGGCGGCTTTTCTTTTTATTAACTGGCATTATATCTTACTCCATTCTTTAAGTAGCCTTGATAAATAGCTAAAAACAATTTGAATAAAGCGACAAATTCTTTTGCGGATTCTTCCGAAGTAATGTATCTGGAAGGAGTTTTTCTATCTTTTCCAAATAAATTGTGCCGTTCACAATAAGCGTCCTTTGCGGCGTTTTTGCAAAGTAACCGGCCTGAATAATTTTGATTTTCCTGTTTAACCCGCTCGAAAAATTCATCGCATTCCTGATCCGCTATTTTATAGAAAGTAGTGTTAATGATTTTTGGCTTTCGGCTTTTCAATTCCTCAATTTCCTGCCGCAATATTGCAATTTCCTTTTCGTAATCCACGTTTTTGCTCCTTTCTGCTTGTCCTTTTTTTGCCTTTGTGTTATCCTTTCCTTAGAAAAGCTTTTCCACTGTGCTTTTCAATACTTTGGCTATCAGTTTAGCGGTTTGAACGTTTGGCTGACGTTTCCCCGCTTCATAACTCTGATAGGCGCGTTCTGAAACGCCGGCCTTTTTTGCAACTTCTACTTGCGTAAGGCCTATTTTGTTGCGTCTTTCTATCAATTTTATATTTTTCATCACCCGCTCGCTTTCTAGATTGAACACGCATATTTGTACGTGTTATGTTTTTATAATAACACGATTGTTTGTGCGTGTCAATCCCCAGTTTTTTAAGGAGGATATGACATGAACGATTTTGCAAAAAGACTTAGGATTATTCGTAAGAAAAAAGGGCTAACACAAAAGCAGCTTGCTGTTGAAGTTGGAGCAAGCGAAAGAGGAATACAAAGCTATGAAATCGGCGAGAGAAACCCAGCATTTGATCAACTCATTACCCTTGCTGACTACTTCGACGTATCCATCGACTATTTAGTAGGTCGGACGGATAAGCCGGAAATCAACAAATGAGATTGACCGGGGTAGCATACCGTGGTATAGTAGAAACATGGATTGAATAGGGAGGGATTGATGTGAATAATGAAGAAAAGATTCTTGCTATTTTAGAGCAGATGCAAGGAGATATTGCAAGTTTAAAACAGGGTCAAGCAACCTTGGAACAAGGCCAAGAAGAATTGCGTGTTGGAATGAACGCTATGCGAGAAGAAATGAACGACCGCTTTGATTCTCTAGAATCCAGTTTGAAGATGGCTTGGGAGGATATTTCTTCTGGTGAAAAGCGTCTGACACAACATGAGAAAGAATTTCATAAAGTAGGTTGATCTTACTGCCGTTCTGTGAATATTACAGGACGGCTTTTTTAACCTTTATTTAAGGAACAGGATTTTATTGAGTTTTCATGTATCCTTTAGTCATAAGAAGGATAGGATTAATTCGACAATATTCGAAAAATTTCGTCATTTTTGATAAACTGAATTCATGATTCGTGGCGTTAAGTCACAGATTGATTTATCCTTCTTAACAAAGGAGGAAATGTCAATGTCAATAAAGTCAACATTTGCACGAGAAATTTATCACGCAAGATCAGAGCGCTCTCTTACTCAGGAACAAGTAGCTGATATTGTATCCATATCGGTGCGATGGTATCAGCAAATCGAAAAAGGTTTAGTGTTGCCTGGGTCGATTGTATTGCTGAGGTTAATGGTTTATTTCGACTTAGATGTGGGAATTTTTAAAAATGAGGAGGATTTATTTGACCGTGTACCTGGTTGTTAAAGAGTCACTTTTTCACCCATACGTGGGAAGGTACATTTCATATGGAATTAAAGCTGTTGATATGACTGAAAATATACAAATAGATGTAGTATTCATTTCAGATGTTTCTATGTATTTGGAGATTGTATTAGACATTGCACAACGTTGTACACTATTTCAACTTGACCCTATTCATTTAATGGACATAATAGAAGATTCTATCTCATGAAGAAATAATTGCCGTTCCGTCATGGGGCGGCTTTTCTTTTGCCCATTCAAAGCCTTTTTAATGTCTTTCGCCTCAGTATATGGGCCGTAGTGATTAACACAATCTGAAAAACGGCAGTGAAAGCAGTCTTTGTCACAGATGGATTGTTTCATTTCCATAACTCACCTCTCTTATGTACCGGCTCCTTTTCTTCTTTAAAGCGTTTCTCAACTTCCGGTTCCGGTACCGCTCGCCAATGTATGCCGCTGTGAATACGGCGCTCCATACCGCCAGAATGATAAACGCCACCGTCATTTCTGTGCTCATGTGCTTGTCCTCCTTTCAGAATTAAATAAGCAGATTGATGGTCCAGCTGACTAAAAAAGAGACAGCGAAAACTAAAACCAGTAACACAATATCTTTCTTATTTACTGTCAAACTGGCTTGTCCTCCTTACTAGGACATGTCTAATTTGCCATGTCCCTATAAAAATTATTTGAAATAACTACGTTTCCTCTTTCCATAAACCGATCAACGTGTGCTTGCCATTCCTCTTTTGGCATAAAACGTTCTTCATGTATGATAGTAGAAACCCATTTGCCATTAATTTTTTCCAAAGCTATTTTTTTAGTTGCGACTATTTCTATTTCGCCGTTATCATGCTTTAGCTTTGAGTTTACGGTATAGATTTCACGTTTTCCCATTATGTATCACCTCGATTCATCTTATGAGGGAATATAAAATTGAGTGCTTGTTTTCAAGCGGACTTTCTTTATTCCCGCCGCCTGGCAAAGAGTTTATGCGCGAAGAACGAATTAAAAAGTTTTTAATTCCTGTCATAGTTTCAGCGGTAACCAGTCTATTAATAGATGGCATACGAGCGTTGTTGCCACTGATATTACAATGATCGGCCAGCACTCCTTTAAAAATTGCTTCATGTCCTCACTCCGCTTCCTTATGGCTATTTTTTTGCTTTAGCTATTGAGTTCTGGCAAAAGATTCCCTATAATTTGTTTAAGCCGTAAAGGTAATTGAAAGGAGCGTGGTCGGATTGACCAAACTTTTGAGATTGCCGGTTCCCAAATCGCCGGATCGCAGATGCTAAGGCTATTATTGAGCAGTACCATTCTGCTTAAGTGATGCGGATTTTGACAGAAACCGTGTGGTAAAAGTGCGGTCCTGTTTGGTATGTAGTACATCGGGGGCCGTAACCTCGTTACAGTAATAACGTCAGTGCTACGCTACACAGCGCCCAAACAGGTGCAAAAGTTTTGGGTAAACAAAAATGGGGGAAAGCCGTCTGTGACACCACCACAGGCGGTTTTTTCTTTTACCAGAATTCAATAGCTAAAGCTGGTTCATGGGTTATCCCGCTTCCTTTTCGTTTTGCTTTGCCCAGTCCCTTGACTAATGGGGAATAGGCGTGGTATTCTTTGGTTGCAGTTATTTAGCCTGATTGCCGTCAGGCTCCGGGATTGATGCGCCGAACAGCTTACGGTGATTCATGTGGAAGAGGTCTTCTAGTTTAACAAGAACATCGTAAGACGGCTTGCGTTGACCGGTTTCGATTTTTTGTATGAGAGAAAGGGTTACTCCAACTTTTTCAGCTACATATTTTTGTGACCACCCCTTTTTAATTCGGATAGCTCTAATCATCAGATTCATGGTCCCTCCTTTCTTCCTGATTTAGACTTTAAGTCTAATCTTATCTTTATTATATTAGACTTTAAGTCTAATGTCAAGAGGTGTTATTATGTTTGATAAAAATAACTTATCCACACGCATTTACAATCTAAGAAAGAATGAAGGAATTAGCCAAGCTGCTTTGGGTGAAAGCGTTGGTGTTTCTCTTCATACTATTAGTAAAATAGAGAAAGGGGAAAGGGCAGCTTCAATCGAGGTACTCACTGCTCTGGCCGACTACTTCGATGTACCACTAGATTATCTAGTAGGGCGCGGGATTTTTGAAAACTGGGAACAGATCATGAAATATAAAGACATCATACTAAAGGATTTAGAAAAATCTTTTGGTAAGAGTTCTTGGAACTTTAACGCTATGAGCGAAAAAGATTTGATAAGGATTCTTCCGGCTTTCATAAGTAAGATTGAAATCGATGAGGAAAATAATAAAGTTGATGTTGTGTTTTATGAGTGAGAGCGTCCTTACGCCGCTTCCTTTCTTAGTGATTTTGAGTGTTGCGTTTTGTGAACGAGATATCAATTTAAAATTGATTTTTTGGTTAAAAAAATATCGTCCATTGTAACGTTATATAATTCACATAATTTTCTTAATTGGATTGCATCGGGCACACCGTGATCGTTTTCCCAACTTGAAAGGGTAGAAGGGTTAATATTTATTAGTTTAGCCACTTCTTTTTGTTTGTATTTTGCATTTACACGAGCCGCTTTTAATGATATCGGCATTGTTATCACCTCCTTGCATTAATTATTATAATCAATTTAAAATTGATTGTCAACAGTTTAAATTGATTTTTTTAAAAAAATATTGCAAAATATCAATTTTTGATTTATTATATAGAAGTAGTGTTATATATAGTTAAGAAAGGTGATGAAAATGATTAGATCGCCAGAAGATATCACAGAAGCCGAAAAATTAAAAAAGATATTTGCAAAGAATTTAAATAAATATTTAGGTGATACCCCACAAATAGAAGTTGCAAATGCAATAGGGGTTATACCCGCAACGTTTTCAAGCTGGTGTGTAGGAAAGAATATGCCTCGAATGGATAAAGTTCAAGCTTTAGCGGATTATTTTGGAGTAAAAAAATCTGATTTGATAGAAGAAAAGCCCATCACAAATAGCGATGAGCTTTCCAAGAACAAGCAAATAGTAATTGAAAAAATAAAGACACTTGATGAATCTCAAACAGAGGCTGTCAATAAAATTGTAGATTCAATTCTTGCAATGCGCGAGAAAGAAAAAGACTAAACTCTTGTTCTGTCAATAAATTGATTTTATCTATTAACGATAGTTTAATTTTTTCTTCCTCATCAGAGGGGCCAAAGACCACACTCGATTCGCTTTTAAGATCTGCCGTATTCGTTTTAGTATTCTGTTTCAATATTTTCCGCCCCTCTCTTTATAAAACGTTTGTTCTTTTTGTGCCTTTATTATAGCACACAAAAATTTAAAATCAAGGGGTTTTGAAAATATTTTTCCCAAAATGGGAACGTGAATTATTAGCACATTGACAAAAATAAAATGACCGTCCAGAGCGGCAACTCTGAACGGCCTGAAATCTGGATAGTGACAAGCAATCACACGCCAAAATAAATTGTAGCATATTTGGAAAATATGTCAACATTTAGGAGGATAATTATGACACCCAAAAAGAAAAAAACTGCTATCATTATCATTACTATCGTGGCCGCACTAGTTATAATTTACATAATTGCGGTTCTCACAGGAAATACTAAGCAACCGATTTCGGAGAGTTCGTCCAACACTTCTAGTACCACGACAGAAGAAAGCGAGGGCGGATTAATAAAAAAGACGGAAATTATTTGGAAAGATGAAGAGGGATATGGCATAGTAAATTTCTATTTAGATGGTACAAAGACAAAGGAATCTATTTTATCAAATTACTATACGGAAATAAAAGACTATATTACATCGATGGATACAAGTAAATTAGAGGACTATGAATACATTGAATTTGTAGGGAATGTTGTCAGAGATGATAAAATTGAATGTACTATACGAGGAAATCTTTCAAGTGGTTATATTACATCGAATCAAGTAATATCAACTGTTGACTTAGAAAAAAATATTACCGATTTATTTATTCCGGAACCTCTGAAATAGAATAATAAATAATTCCTATATAAAAAATCCCCCACCGGTTGCAATCGGTGGGGGAAACTTAAGTTTTATTTTTACCTGGAGGTGCTCAGAAATGGAAAACTTAAAAATAGCGGCGGCTTACATTCGAGTGAGTACCCACGATCAGGAGGAATACAGCCCGGAAAGTCAAATTAAGTTAATCCGAGATTACGCAAAAAATAACGGCTTTATCTTGCCGGAAGAATTTATTTTCCGAGATGATGGTATCAGTGGCAGAAGAGCGGATAAAAGGCCGGAATTCCAACGCATGATTTCTAAGGCTAAAGAAACCCCAGCGCCGTTTCAAGTTATACTGGTTTGGAAGTACAGCCGTTTTGCAAGAAATCAGGAGGAAAGTATTGTATACAAAGCGCTTCTAAAAAAAGAAAATAAAATTGATGTGGTTAGCATTTCGGAGCCGCTGGTTGAGGGGCCGTTCGGTTCTTTAATTGAGCGGATTATTGAATGGACAGACGAATATTATTCTATTCGGCTTTCCGGAGAAGTGAAGCGTGGTATGACCGAAAAAGCGAGCAGGGGAGAGCCGGTCAGTATACCAGCTTTTGGATATGATATAAAAAACAAACAATATATTCCAAATGAAAAAGAAGCTCCCTTCGTGCAAATGATTTTCGATGATTTTATTAGCGGTATGGGAACTCGTGAAATCGCTATAAAACTAAATACAATGGAAGTTAGGACACATAGGGGAAACTTCTTTGAAAACCGAAACATAGATTATATTTTGAATAACCCAGTATATATTGGAAAAATACGTTGGACCCCTACTGGTAGAATGAAACGAAATTATGATTTAGAGGATAGTATGATCGTTGATGGAGAACATCAACCGCTTATCTCAAACGAAACATGGGAGCAGGCACAGGCACTGTTAAAAAAGCGAAAAAAAATGTACGCAAAGTATGCGAGAAAATCAAATCCGAAAAAGCCGTTTATGCTCCAGGGAATAGTAAGATGCAGTAACTGTGGAAGCACTCTTTGTATGGGCGTTTCCGGTTCATTACAATGCCATTCCTATGCACATGGGCAATGTAATAAATCTCATAGTATTACTTTGAACAAAATTAATACTCTGGTGATCTCGGCGTTAGAGACAGATTTAGAATCCGGCGATATTACGTTGATTAAAAAGAGCGGATCCCGAGAGAATCAACAAGAATTTATTAAACGTCAAATTCAAGCGGAAAAAATTAAGCTGCGCCGTGTTAAAGAAGCCTATGAAAACGGAGTGGACACCTTGGAGGAATATAAATCGAATAAGCAGAAAATCATGGAGCGTTTAGAGGAATTACAAGCAAAACAAGAGCCAGTACAGGATTTAGAAAAAGAGAAAAAAGAATTCTGTATGAAGCATAAAGAGGCCCCGGCTTATCTTCAAAACGCTAGTATTTCCATAGAGGATAAGAACCATTATATCCGCACTTTTATAGATCATATTGTTTTTAATAGAGCGAGCGGTACAGTAGACGTTATTTATTATAATTAAATATTATATCTAAAATATGTATGGCGGGCCTGACGGCGAATTAGGAGCTTCTTTAAGATATTTGAGCCAACGATATTCTATGCCTTATCCGGAATTAAAAGCGATTCTGACCGATATAGGCAGTGAGGAATTGAATCACTTAGAGATGGTAGGGACTATTGTATATCAGCTTACTAGAAATCTTTCTGAGGAAGAAATCAAAAAGTCGGGATTTGACACCTACTTTGTCGATCATACTACCGGTGTTTATCCTGCCGACGCCAATGGAATGCCTTGGTCTGCCGCTACCATTCAGGTAACCGGCGACACCATTACCGATCTTCATGAAGACATGGCGGCAGAACAAAAAGCCCGAACCACCTATGATAATATTCTCCGTTTCTGTGATGACCCAGACGTCAAGGATCCGATCCGATTCCTGAGGGAGCGCGAGATTGTTCACTATCAACGGTTTGGGGAAGCAAAACGCGGAACAGAAAGGTCATTTAAATTTTTCTTGGAGCGCTTTTCGTTACATAAAAGCCAGTAATCCCACGGTATTCCGTGGGATTACTGGCTTTAGAGAGTAGTATATTATTAGCTCATTGCAGGCTTTGGTTCAAGCTTCGTCGTCGTCCTGCAAGGCGTAATAACCTTCCGCACCGGTACGGACCTTAATGACGTTTTCCACATCATAAATAAAGATTTTTCCATCGCCGATATTGCCGGTGTAAAGGACCTTTCTGGCGGTATCTACAACCGTTTGGACAGGAACCTTACTCACCACAATCTCCAGCTTGATTTTAGGCAGCAGGACTATATCATCCAGCTTAACGCCGCGGTAATACCGGGTGTTTCCTTTCTGGATACCGCAGCCCATTACATGGATTACCGTCATACCTGTTACACCAATGGCGTTCATTGCATCTTTCAACTCAATGAACTTATCCTGATTAAACAGAATTACAACCTTAGTAAGCTTGGCGCCAGTTTCTGTGGAAGCGGGTGTACCGGATTCAGAAACAGGATAATGCTTTACTTCCACTGCTTTTTCCATAGAAGCAGCGGGAGAAGCTGTGGATTTTCCTGTGAGGATCTCAGGCGGCATAGGCATGAAGTCTGCATAAGAACTGGTGAGGTTATGCTCTGTAACATCTAAGCCGCGGACCTCTTCCTCACGGCTGGCGCGAAGTCCAATAGTATGCTTGATCACCTGAAATACAATGGTCATGGTTATTCCAACCCATGCGATTACAGAAACCACACCGATTAGCTGAGTTAACAGAAAGCTTGCGTCTCCTCCATAAAACAGGCCCAAGGGAGTTCCCGCGTCGTCTGTGAGATAAACCGCGAAAAGTCCGGTGAGAATCGTGCCGACAGCACCGCAGAAGCCGTGTACGCCAATCGCGCCTACCGGATCGTCAATCCTCAGAACCTTGTCGACAAATTCGATTCCGAAAACCACGACGAAAGAGGCGATTAGGCCGATGAAGAAGGCACCCACAGGATTGACGGCATCGCAGCCGGCGGTAATAGCAACAAGGCCGGCTAAAGCGCCGTTTAAGGTCATAGAGACATCCGGCTTTCCATAGCGGATCCAAGTGATGATCATGGTAGCCACTGTGGAAACAGCGGCGGCCAGATTGGTGGTAACAAAGATGCTGCCGGCAGAAAAAATGGTGTCGTCGCCGGTCATCGATACTGTAGAACCACCGTTAAAACCAAACCAGCAGAACCATAAAATGAATACGCCTAAGGCGCCCAAGGTTAAACTGTGACCGGGAATTGCTCTGGGCTTGCCGTTTTTGTCGTACTTCCCGATACGAGGGCCAAGAATCTTGGCGCCTACCAATGCTGCGACACCGCCTACCATATGTACCGCCGTAGAGCCGGCGAAATCATGGAAGCCCATCTGAGCCAGCCATCCGCCGCCCCAAATCCAGTGTCCAGAAATCGGGTATATGACGAGACTAATTGCGGCGCTGTAAATGCAATAAGCCGCGAATTTAGTTCTTTCCGCCATAGCGCCTGAGACAATCGTAGCGGCGGTGGCGCAAAATACTGTTTGAAAAATTAGAAATGCGGGAAGCGGAACGCCGTCCGGCAGAATCGAAGAATAGTCCCCTTGTACCAAAGGATCGAACCCTCCGATCAGCGCCCCCGCTCCGCCAAACATCAGGCCGAAGCCTAAAAGCCAGAACAGCGGCGTTCCGATGGCAAAGTCCATTAGGTTTTTCATAATAATGTTACCGGCGTTCTTTGCTCGGGTAAACCCGGTTTCCACCATCGCGAAACCGGCCTGCATAAAGAACACCAATGCCGCGCCGACTAATACCCATATGGTATTTACAGCAGAAAATCCATCCATGTCGTTTCCTCCTTTTTTTGCTTAGAAATTTTCCGGGATGTTTTTCATCTATATAAAAAAGGCGCATGCTTTGCTGTCAGGATCAGCAAAGCACACGCCTTTGTGCGCTTTATTTAATTTGCGGCAAAGACTATCTGAAAACCTTCCAACCGTTTGGTTGCCTCCTTGCTTTTATAAGGCGGGAGGTTCTTGACCAGAAATGTTTTTCCGCTTTAGAGGTGAAATGTGATAGAAACAAGAAAGGCGCCGCGAACTCTTACTCGCGGCGCCTTTGCCTTTGCATGTATGCATTATAAGCCTCCATGCCTTATTTGTCAATGACTTTTATGAAAAATTTTTAAATATTTGCAGGAAAATATTTTTAAAAATCTATATTACAATGAGTTTGCTAAAATTTAAATGAATTTCAGCTTAAAAACGAAAGATATATATAAAATCCTGCAAAACCTGTTCGGGAATTGCAGGGCATACCGTACAAGCATTTCTTCATAAAATGACAAAGAAAGAAAAATGGGGAGGCTGGTGAAATGAGGATAGAATATGTCCAGACGCTGTTTGGACGTCATTTTCTCATAGGCGAGACGAGTCCGGATTTACTTCCTGAGGAAAGGAAGAAGCGGATTTTCCGAACGCAGAAACAACTGTCCGCTCTGTCTGCTGGAAAACTCCAAAGGGGGAAAAAAGTTTGTACGGATTGTACGCAAGGCAGTCGGTAGAGAAACAGGACAGCATTTCTGTGGAAAGTCAGCTAGAATTCTGCCGGTTTGAAATTAAAGGGCAGGCATTCCGTACATATATCGACCGAGGCTTCAGCGGAAAAGATACTCGAAGGCCTGGCTTCGAAGCATTGATGGAGGATATCCGCAGGGGAGAAATCCAAGCGGTCGTAGTGTATAAGCTGGATAGGATCAGCCGTTCCATCGTTGATTTTTCCAATATGATGGAAGTTTTTCAAAGCTATGGCGTAAGTTTTATTTCATCTACGGAAAAATTTGACACCTCGACACCAATCGGGAGAGCTATGCTGAATTTATGTGCGGTGTTTGCTCAGCTGGAACGGGAAACCATACAAAAGAGAGTCAGCGACGCCTATCGATCCCGAAGTCAAAAGGGATTTTATATGGGAGGGAGAGTGCCCTTTGGCTTCCGTGTGGAGCAAATCAAAATGGATGGGATATCCACAAGCCGGTATCAGCCTGTGAAGGAAGAAATCCGCTGGGTAAAGGAAATGTTTTCGTTTTACGCCCAACAGGAGGCCAGCTTGGGAGAACTGGCACAGTACCTAAAGGAATTGGGAGCGGTAAACCGTCAAGGAAAGGCTTTTTGTCCGGCTAGGCTGGGGGAGCTCATTCGGAATCCGGTTTACGTCAAGGCGGACGGGAAGGTTTATCAATTTTTTCGCGATCGGGGCGTTCGCCTTCTGGATCCGCCTGGATGGTATACAGGAGAAAGAGGATGCTATCTGTACCAAGAGGAAAAGGGCTCTAAAGCGGCTCTGACGGGATGCCTGGCGGTGCTGGCGCCTCACAGGGGAATTGTTGATTCCGACACTTGGCTTGCCTGCCGAAGAAAATGTCTGGAGCACCGACGGGCCGGGCCTAAGGGAACGGAAAAGAGTTCCTGGCTTGTAGGGAAGGTTGCGTGCGGCATTTGCGGCAGCAGTCTGGCGGTGAGGAAAAAAGGGGAGGGAGGAACCCGGTATTTTGTTTGCGGCGGCAGAATCCGGCATAACGGATGCGAGGGACTAGGGACTATTCGAGCTCGGGAGCTGGAGGAGTTTATTTATCAAAGAATCGTGGAGAAGCTGAGATGGACTCCGGCGGTGTCCGCAGAAGACGCCGGAAGGAAGGAGGCGGATAATAGAATCCTTTTGCAAAAATTAGAGCTGGAACGCCAGATTGAAGAGCTAACCAGCCAGGCTGCCGGCGCAGGCAAAGCGCTGATGGGTTATTTAAGCCAAAAGGCCGAGGAGCTGGAGAGGAAAAAATACAGCCTGGAAAAAAACTTGGAGCATAAAACAACCTTAAAGAGAGGAAAAACACCCCAAAGCCTTGCGGAGGCTTTAACGGTTTGGAATATATTCTCCAATCAGGAGAAAAGCTTAGTAGCGGATAGCGTGATAGAAAAGATAACGATTTTCAAGGACAAGGCCGAGCTTTCCTGGCGGTACTGATTTTTAAATACCCCAAAGCATATAAAAAGCCATGGCGGCGAGAGAAAAACGCTGCTTTGCGTTTTGAAAAGAGGATAGCCTGACTGGAATGCGGAAAGAAACGGCTGCCGTCCAGGAACGAGAATCTCATTGATTTATCTTACGGCTGTTAAAATATCAAAATTCTCAAAGAAGGTGGAAAACAATCCGTCCCCTATTTTTTCTTCTGTGATGGAAATCCGATAAGGGAAGCCTAAATCGCCAATTACCTTTTCCTTATACGGTTTGGGGAAGGATTGCGGATAGCCACCGACCGCTTAGACAGTAAAAACTTCTATGCTTTCAACCCTGGTTTTGATAAAAACTGCAAGAAAAAATAAAGAAATCATTAAAATTAATAATTTCGTAAGAACTTAAAATTTTAACCAAGAATAGAGGATGACAAGAATCATCCTCTATTTGTTTTTTCCAAAAAAGATGAATAAAAATTGAATATTTTTCAAATGTACTGAAAACAATTTGATAAGAGGCTTTCTTAAGCGGGTATGGTCAAATATCACAAAGATTGAATTTGCTTTTTGTTTGATGTATAATTGGAAACCGAGATTGATAAAAAAGAAAGGAGTGATTGGCGGTTGTCTGCTGCCTTAAAAGGTACGGCGAGGAAATTTTTATGGGATCACAGTGCGTTTCGCTGCTGCTATTTTCTGTCTTTGTTTTTAAGCTCTCTTTGCTTTGTTGAATTAGGTTTCCAGATTTTGACCGGCGTGACTATGGTGTGGTCGGTTTTAATTCTAATCGATATATTCCGCCGCCTTTACCCCAGAAAGAATTTAAAGTATTTCGGACTGCTCTGCGCGTTT